AATTGTCCCGAATGTTCTTGATGATGAGAGCGTCGTGGCCTGCTTTCTCGGCGTCCCATGTCGCTCGGAAAACCTTGTTGCCAATGTCCGTGTACTTCTGACCCTTCGCATCGTAGTAGGCCGGATTCTCGGCCTTGACGTACAGGGCGATGGTGTCGGCAGAGCCACCCCGGTCCCATTCTTGGTACGAGTCTGCGACCTCTTTTGAGTCAGTCAGGTGCACCCACCCTTTCTTGAAGCCGCCTTGGAGAATTTTGTCTGAAGCAGTTGTCCCGTGATACACCACCAGCGGCCGACCTTCGGCATCCACCACCTTCGACTCGCCAAACCAGTCGCGGAACGCCTTGGTGTCGGTCTGCGGCACATCGCGAGAAAACGCCGGCGCCAAGCCGCCCTGCCCTACCCCGCTATTCCGCGCCACCGAATGCAGCGCCGCCACAGCCATCGCCTGGAAATCCGCCTCGGTCAGCGTCATCCGCTCGCGCGCCGCAGCAAACGTCCGGTAGGCCCAGGCGCGCACCGCCGCCAGGATGCGCTGCACGATCGGCAGCTCGGGCGCGTTCTGCACCAGGTAGGCAAGCTGTTCCTCGCGTACCAAGCCGGCAGGCGTGTCAGCAGGAACTGCAGCGCGCGCCGATTGCGCCCATGCTTCGCCGCGCATGATCGCGTCGTCCAGTTCGGCCAGCACATCGTTGAATACCTGCGGGCCGAGCATTTCCTGCATGCCGGCGTGCACGCCCACCTCATGCAGCAGCATGCCGCGCGCCTCTGCCGGGCTGACGTTCTGCGCCACGATGTAGGCCGTGCCGTCCGGCGCAGTTGCGCCCTTCACGTCGGCAGGGTGCGGGCCTCCGGGGAGGTCGTCTGGGGTGGCAACCAGTTTTACGTTGCCGGCGTCCATGAGCGCAGCGCTGGATTCGCCGAACGACTGGCGCAGGGCTTCAGTCAGGTCGTCAACGGTTTGCAGCGCATCAGTGCCCACCTGTCCGCGCGCGTACTTAAACGCCTGATCCCCCGCCTTCACCGTATCCGACAGCGCCGCGTCGGCGTCCCCCATCGCAGCCTCAGCATCGGCCAGCGTGTCCCATTTCGGGGCCGAGCCGACGCGCTGCTCGACCGCCGCTGCAGCCTCAAAATCAGCCGCCGACGAATTCTGCGCGTCGTATGCGCGCCCGGTCGCCTGCACCACATCGGCCTGCGTGGCGGTGCCCAACACCGGGTCAACGCCTGCGATGGCGTCCACGTCCACGTTTCGCCCGGCCAGCGACTGCGCCACGGATGCGTGCAGCAGGTTCTCGCGGGTTTCAGGCGACAGCGAATCGGCGATCACCGCGGCGCTGGCCTGCTCGTTCTGAAGCGCGATCAGCGCGCGCGCCTCGGGCGTCTCGGCCCACTGGATGGCCTCGCGCTCCAGCCGTTCCTCGCGCGCCGCCTCGTCAGCGTCGGCGATGGCTTCGTCTGCGGCACGGCGCTGCGCCGCATCGGCCTCGGCGATCTGGTCCTCCCAGCGCAGCACGCGCTCGCCATTGAACGCCCGCGTCACCAGGTCCTGCGTCAGCCTGATCGCCTCGTCGCTGCCGGACTCGATGCCAGGCGGTAGGAATCCTTCCTCGGCCAGCACCTCAGCGATCTGGTCGTACTCGGTCAGGCGGCTGTTGCGCGACACCACGCCGGGCAACTTGCGGTTCAGTCGCATGCCGTTCTCGCCGCCCGCGTCGCGCGCAAGGTCGGGTGAAATTCCACCGTTGCGTTTTAGCGACACCAGCAGGTCGCGGCGCACCTGGGGCAACTCGGGCGCGGTGTTCGGTCCGGCCGCCACTGCAGGTTCTGGCACCACGCGCGCCTCCACGATCTCGGGCATCCCGGCAATCGCCGACTCGGGAGCCACGCCGGCCGCCGCGCGCTGCTCTGGCGTCATTGCCAGCGCGTCGGCCAGGACCTGTGGGGACGCCATTGGGGCCGGGGTCGCGCGGCCACGCCAAGCCCGAAACGCATCGACGCCGACGCCTCCGATCGCATGGATGCCGCCGCCGAACGCGGTGCCGAACGCGATGTTCGCCATCGAATCCAGCGCGCCGTAGTCGTCGCCCAACTCGGTGCGCCCATAGGCGTAGAGTGGTTCCAGCACCGCCGTTGAGATTCCCGCATCAGCCGCGCCAAGGGCGGCGCGCCCACCGAACCGCGTGAGCGCCGATGTGGACGCCGCTGCCACCCGCATGCTGTTCATGATGGTGAGCGATTTCGTCCACGGGATGAATGCCGTGGCAAGGTTGATCGGGTCGGCAATGCCGGCGCCAAACATCGCCAGGCCGCGCAGCGGGGAACTCAAATCCCACGGCGTGCGCTCGCGGATGTCCTTGACCGCCTGCAGTTCGCGCTGGCGGTCGATCAGGACGTCGAGTTGCTTGCGGGTGAACACGCCATCGGCAAGGCTCAGGCCCTTGAGGTTGACGCCGGACTGCTTGGTGATTTCGGCCGCTTCGCCAGAGGACAGTTTCGGCCCATCGCTGGACGCGATGCGGGCGCGGATGTTCGCCATCCCGACCGGCCCATAAGACTCCATCCACGCCTCGCTCACCGTGGCGTTCATCTTCGACGCCCAGGAAGGCTCGAAATCCTGCAGCGAGAACCGCGATGTGCCCGCGTCGTCTTGGCCGAGATAGAGAGGCATCAGGGTTTTCCCGTTATCGTTGAACCACGCCGCTGGACGCGCGGCCAGAATTCACGCCCACGCGGGTCGTGAGATCCACCCAGGAATACGACACCGGCTTGCCGCCGCGCGTCACCCGGTAGCGCACGCCGTTTGCGCCCATCGCCCACAGTTCCAGCCCGCCGTCGTCCTGGCGCGTGAACCACTCGGCGCGCGCGCGAATCGTATCCGACCACTCAGCCGCCGATTCCTCGGGCCGGCGCGCCCCCACCAGGTCGGCCGGCGTGTCGATGCCGCCCAGGTCTGTGCGCAGCATGTGTTTCGCGCCGCGCTGCACCGCGCCGACGTCCACCGTTTTCGGCAGGCGCATGGTGCCGTCGAATGTGTATTGCCCCAGCAGCATCTCGCGCGCGCGCTCGGATGCCTCGCCCGGGTTCGCACCGCCAAGCATGAACTGGTAGGTCAGCTTGCGCATGGTCGTCTCGTAGGCGCTGACCGTGCCAGCCGCCTGGCTGGTCATCATGGGCACGGTGCGCGAGAACTCGGCCAGCGTTGCCGTCACCGCCTCTTTTGCCGCTGTCTGCACCTGCGTGTCCAGCCCCTGCGTCAGGTCGGACTCTTTCACCCGGGCCAGCCGCGACACCGCCTCGCGCGCCGATGCGCTGGGCAGGTTCGGGATAATGATCATCTCGCCGGCCAGTTTGCCCTCTTTCACCAACTGGTCGAACACCTGCGGGAAGTACGGCCCGTATTGCTGCTCCAGCCCGCCGATCAGGTTCGCCGCGTCATCGGGTTTCGTCAGCGTCATGGCACGCTGCGCGACAGCGTCCGCCTGCGCCGGGGTCAGGATCTTCGGCTGCTGGATGCCCAGGCGCTGCTGCTCGGCCAGGCTCGCGCGCACGTACTGCTGCGTCAGCGCCGGCTGCATCTCGGGCGGCGCCTGCTCGATGCGCCGGCTCATCTGCGCGAGCGCGGGCGTGTTCTTCGCCACGTAGCCGGCTGGGTCGGTGTTGCGCTGCTGGATAACCTGCTGCGCCGCCTGCATCCGCACCGCTTGGCGCGCATCCGCCGCCGCGTAGCCCTCACCAGGAACCGGCGTGCTGGCGGTCAGCGTCTGTTGTATTTCCGCAACAGGCATCGTTTTGAACGCCCCGATGTCGGCGGCCATACCGCGGGACTTCTGGTACTCGGAGAACATGCGCGGCGCGTCGGCGCCGTAGGTCTGCGCAAACCACTCGGGCTTGAGGTTGCCCGGGTCGAGAATGCCGTCTTTGTGCATGGCCTGCGCGTCACGCAGCAGCGCGTCGGCGGTCGCTTTGGCCTGCGCCTGGTCCTGCTTCATGCGCGTTTCGGCCATCGAGCGCAGCGCCGACTGCTGCTCCCAGTCCATGCCACGGAACGACTTCGGGGCGTCGGGCAGCGCGTCAGGCTGGCCCGAGCGCGCGGAGGTCGCCGTGGGGGATGCGGCCGGTGCAGCGCCACCAGATGCAGCGTCAGCCTCGTAGGACTCCAGCCGGCCCAGCCACGCTTTGCGATACCGCTGGTTCTTCGGTTCTTCCAGCAGGCGCTCGTAGTGTTCGCGGCGCAGCGCGTTGAACTTCACCGGGTCGCCGCCCGACTCCTGAATCCAGCGGTTCGCCAGCGTCGGACCCTGGTTGACCGCCGCGTCCATTGCCGTGCCCTGCAGCGCTGGCGGCAGGTTGTCGCCTTTGATCTTGTCCCAGTACCGCTCTTTGTAGATCGCGGCCGCGCCCTCTTTGGTCAGGTTCTTGACGTCAATGTCTGGGTTCGCGCGCTGGTTGATGCCGAAGTTGGCCGGCGCTCCGCTGTTGCCGTCGCTCGCCGTGTAGCCTCCCTCATGCTTGAAGATCCGGCCCATCACGGAATCGAACCCGCCAGCGCCAGACGACCCGCCGACCGCTGTTGCGAATACTGGCTTCCCTGCTGCAATGCGCTGTTTTGCGTGGTCGATCGCTTTGCGCATCACCGACTCGGGAGGCTCAAGCCCATTCGGGATAACCTCACGAACCATCAGGTCGATCTCTTCTTTCGAAAGAGTCGGCACCAGCGTAGGGAAATCGACGCGCTGGCCGTTGACTTTTACTGCATCAGACTGGACGGAGTATTCGGTCGCAACATCACCGTTTGGTAGTTTCAACTCACCTAGAAAACCCGCTTCTTTTTTAGAGCCGTCAGGGCGCGCGCCGTAATCTTTCGCCGCAGGCTTCGGCGCCTCGCCAAACCGCTTGCGATACCACGCACCCGGGTCGCGCTCCATCTCGCCGCGCTCGACGGACAGGTACAGCTTGCGGCGGTACTGGTCGGCCGCCTTGATCTTGTCGGCCTCGCTCAGGTCGCTGCGCGCGGCCAGCGTTTCCACGCGCCGGGCGTAGACGTCATCCAGCCGCGTCGGGTCGGCATAAACCACGTTTTCGTCGGCCTGCATGCCCGCGTCGGTGTCGGCGTTCAGCTTCGCCGTGGTGGACTGCTCCTGGTACTTGTACGCGTTCGTCTGCAGCCGCGTGCGCATGCCAATGGCGTGCTGCTTGAAATACTGGCGCGAGCGTTCCGTTGGCAGTTTCTTTTCGGACTCGCTCACCCACGCATCGAAATCCTTGCCCAACCCCTCGCGCATGTCCGGCGCGCCCACCGTCCAATCCTTCATCCGGTTGGTAGATTCCTCCTGCCAGTACACCTCGCCCTGGGAAAGCACGTTCGCCACATCGACGGCGGCCAGGTCTTCACGCTTTTTCTCGGCTTCGGCCTGTAGGCGGCGCTGCTCATTCAGCAGCGCATTCGATGCGTCACCCAGCCCGCCAGCCAGGCCCATCAGCGCATTGCCGACCGGGCTGGACGCCGACACATTGGATGACGCGTTCGGCGCCGACTGCACGGCGTCAGCAATGATGCGGCGCTCGTAAACGGGGATGGTCGCCATCAGGTGATTCCTCGGGTGCTTTTGTAGTAGCTGGTTCCAGCGCTCAACAGCGAACCGGCCGCGTTGAGGTAGCTTGCCGACTTCGCCTGCTTGGCCCGGTCGCGCGCCATCTCGGCGTTAGAGCGCTGAAGCGCGGCGGCGTCCTTCAGCCCGCGCGCTTTCAGGTCGCCCTCGTAGCGGATGGCGAGCGCATCTTCCTCGGCGTCGAACAGGGATTGGCGCAGCAGGTCGCCATTCAACCCGCCGCCAGCCTCGGCCGACGATGCAATCTGGTTGCCGACCACGGCGCGCGCGCGGCGGCGCTGTTCTTCCTCGGTGCGGCCCGCAGCGGCGTAGGTCTGCTTGGCCTGGATGTCGGCCATCTTCGCGTTGTAGTCGGCCATGTTGGCCTCGGACTGCGCGGCGGCGCTGGCCTGGCGGCCTTGCTGGATTGCCCCGATCACACCCAGCGCACCAGACGCCACCGACAGGCCGGTCGCAAGCGCGCCAGCGCCGCCGATTGCAGACCCGGCAGCGGCAACCAATGGTGCTATGAATGCCATTTACTTCACCCTCGCGTAGAGAAAACAATCCTTGCCGTCCGGTGTGTATTTTCGCATCGGGGCGCCCGGGGTTTCATTGTCGAAGCCCAACATTTCAAGCCACCTGCAGCCGCGCGAAAACTCGGCGTCAACGAACGCCTCCACGCGCCGAAACGCCGACTGCGCCAGGAACCCATGCACCGCGCGGTGCACCGGCAGGAAATACCGACCCGCCTGCCGAGACAGCAGCGCCCAGGCAATCGCCCTGCCCTCCCACTGCGGCAGCAGCCCGGCAACGCAGACAACCCGGTCGCCTGCCAGCGCGCTGAATGACTGTCCAGCCGCCGCGAGCATGTCGCCGTAGCCGGGTCGGGTCAGCTCGCTCGACAGGTGAATCTGCGCGTCCTGCAGTTCCAGAGCGGCCAGGTGAGCGGGGGTGAATCGCACGATCTGCATGTCGGCCTCACCTCGAATCCTGCGTGACGATCTGCGGCGCGATCATCACGATCGTGGCGGCCACAGGCTGGTCGATTTCGAACCCCAGGTATGCATCGGTGTTGTAGCCATCCGGCCACGGCACCACCTTGTCGCCACTGAACAGCGGCGCCGGCTGGTTCATGGGGTTGGACGTCGGGCGCAGCATCAGCGCGTCCATCAGCCCGCCATCTTTCAGCGGCCCGTACTTCCCGCCGCCCGTGTCCTTCAGGCGCAGCACGCACTTGTGGATGCGCTTTGTCTTGCCCTGCGCCGTGCCGTCGCGCGCGCCAGCTTCCAGCCGCATGGATCGGTAGCGGGCCGGGCACGGCAGGCCGATCTGCGCGGACGTTGCCGCCAGTTGCAGCTCGATGTCGCCCGATGTCACCACCACGTTCGGGTGCGGTGCGCCGTTCACCAGCACACTGACCGTTTCGCCCTCCAGGTGGTCCAGCCCGCTGATCGTGGTCGTGGCGCTGCCCTCGTAGGTCAGGCCGCTGTCCACGTAGAACTGGCTGGTCTGCTCGTCGCCATCGCGGTAGGGGCGCTCAAGGTACTCGACGTACCGTTTTGTGTCGCCGTCGATGGTGCGCTTGACCACCAGCCACAGTTCGGTGCGGTCGCCTTCGGCCGCGATCATGGTGGCGATGGACTCCACCACCGCGTCGCCGTCACCGAATGACCCGCCAATGATGTGCCGATGCCATCCGCGAACCGCCTGTTCGTTGTTCCAGGTGAACCCCAGCAGCACGCCGTCCGTGCGCGTCGCCCATACCACTTGGTCAGGGTCTGGCGCGAATGCCATCTGCGTGACGCCCGTGCGCGTGATGTGTTCGGCCAGCACCGTGGTGTCGCTGGACTTGTAGCCATCCGCCGAGAAGTCGTAACCGGTCTCGCGCGCGCGCAGGCCCGAACGCTGCACGAACAGCAGCGACTCGTTGTTTTTTATCGGCGGGATGGCGCGCGACCCGAACTCCGACAGGATGCGGCTGCGCCGGTTCGTCGGCCCCAGCGGCTCGCCGTTGGTCAACTCGCCAATCGCGAACTCGGCGCCGGCCGTGCCCACCACCAGGTCGCGGTCGGGTGACAGCCATTGGATTTCGTTGATCTTGCCCGAGGTGATCGACACCGTGATCGCCATGTCGGCCGTCACCTGGCCGAATGACTTCGGGCTGAAATCCGTGAAGTCGGCCGACACCGAACCCCAAGCCGTCTGCCCGCGCGCGAACCACAGCCGCTCGCGGTAGAAGCACACCTGCGACGGCCAGCCAGCAGCGGTTGACCACTCGCCAAACGCCCAGCGGGTCGTGGCCTGGCCGGATGTAACCACCTGCGACGGCAGACGGTCGATCACGGTGGCCGTCACCTGGGTGCCCGAGGTGTACGCCGTGATCTGCACGTACCCATAACCCGGGTCGCGGTACTGCCATTGAACGCCCGTGTCGCCGTCGTACAGCGCGCCCTCGGTGTGCACGGGCCGGTTCGTGCCCGTCGTGGCCGTGTTCAGCGCCTCATAGGTTTTCCCGTCCGAGCGGCGGCGCGCGCCAGAGCTGATCGACTTGGACACCTCCCAAGCCGCGATGTCGTTGACGTTCTTGGACTCAAGGTAAAACAGCGAACCCACATGGTCAGCCGTGAAAATCGAAGCGGACGCCGTGAGCGTGACCGATCCGGTTTCGGCGCTGGCGTACACCGTGGTCGCCGTGTCGTTCAGCGCCTTCCACGGGCCGCCGCGATAGTCGAACGTGTTCAGCGCGAACGATGTCACCGAAGTGCGCGTCAGGATGCGCGGCGCATATAGCGAGTGCGTCAGGTACAGGAAGTCGCCCGACTGAGCGAAACGCAGCCGCGGCGTGCCGTCTGCGTTGTAGAGGTCATCATCGGCGTAAGGCGTCACCACCTCGACCGGAACGCCAGGCGACGACTCCAGGATGCCGCGCACTTTCGTGATGGCATCCCAGGTGTAGAAGCGCACATACAGGTCGCCGAACTCGAGCATGTACGCTTGCGTCGTGCTGTATTCGAATGGGACCAGCAGAACCACTTTGTCGCTGTCTTTCACCTCGTTCACGTAGCGCGTGCCCGCGCGGCGCACGTTCGGCCCCTGTGTGGTCGGGATGAAGTTTTCGAGGATCGACGCGCCGTTCGGGTATTTCTCAAACCCGACGCGCCCGTCCAGCATGGGCGACAGCTCGCCCGAGTTGAAGTTCTCCAGCAGCGGCGAAGCCTTCATACGACGAAGCCCCCCGGGTAGGCCGCCCACTCCTGCCCGCTGGCGTAGAACGAACCGCCGCTCAAGCGGGAATCCAGCCACGATCCGTTCGGGATTTCGTCGGGCGGGTTCTCGATGGCGTCTTGGCGCAGCGCCTCGGTGACAGCGAATTTGTACTGCTCGGCCGCGCGCCCCATCTTCGACTCTGATTGCGTCAGCGTCTCGCACGCCTCCATCGCCAGCTTGCAGGCCAGCACCTCCACGAACAGCGGGTCAAACAGCGCCGTGTCGGTCACGCGCGACAGGTAGCGCACCTTCAGCGGCGCGTCGTAGTCGGTCAGGATCTTGCCCGCCTCCACCGCCCACTGGCCGCGATACGTCACGTTCGTTCGGACGTAATACTCGTTGACCTGCACAAGGTGCAGAAAGTCGGCCGGCAGCGGGTATTGGTACTTGAAGCCCCAGGCTGGCGCGTCCACCAGCGCGAGCAGGCTGTCGCGCTTCATGGCAAAGTTCCAGTTGAAGCGCCGGATCTCGGCGTCGCGCACCAGGTCGAACATCGAGTTCATCACCCGCGCCGCCTTCAGGTCATCCGTCAGCAGCAGGATGCGTTCTTCGCCCAGCTTGGTCAGGGCACGGTTTGCGATTTCGACTTTGCTTGCCATTGCGGGCCTCCGAGAGTGGTGCGATTATCGCCTCACTGTTGTGAGCGCGCAACGGTTATAAGCTGGCGCGGCCGGCTAGGGTTTGAATCTCTCCCCCATCATGAATCGGGGAATGCGGCAATCGGTGCTGTGAAGTTTGCGGTGTAGCGGGCGACGCCTTTGGTCAGCCGCAGCTCGTCCAGCTTGCCGTTGTAGAAGTTCGGCCCCGACCCGACCGTTAGGGTTTGGGTGGTGTAGTTGTTGGAGCTGGTTGCCGTCGAGCCTTGCTGCACACCGTTCAAGAACAGGCGCAAGCTTGTGCCGGAGCGGCAGATCGCGACGTGGTTCCAGCTGCCGTTGGTGAATGCGGCGGCGGGGACGATGATGTCGTTGGTGGTGTTGAACGACGCTTGCACATACAACGTGCCGCCCAAGATGATGATGGCCCAGCCGTTGCCGTTGACGGGCTGACAAATGGGGGTGCCGTTGCCTGCGGTCGAGTTCATCCAGAACTCGACCGTGTAGTCGCCTGTGCCGAACGCGAACGCTGTGCTCGACCCATAAGTCAGGAAGTCGCCATCCCCGTCGAACAGCCCCGCGGCCGTGCCGAATTTCGGACCCGTCGTCGTCAGCTGGACTTGCCCATTGACGCTGGACGGGGAGAACGTGTTGGCGCTGCTGTCCGTGAATGTCGTGCTGCCGTTCGTGCCGTCCATGTGCAACAGCAGCGAAACGCTGGAAAAGTTCGGGTCGCTAGCGACCGCTGCGGGGCCTTTTGACAGCCCAAGCCCAACACCAAACCCGATTCCCATCTGCATCGCGCGCCCCTCAGTACAGCGCCCAGATGTCGCTGGCAGTCCCGCCAGTGCGCACCTGCTTAACCGACAACGGGTTGTAGCCAGCCTGCAGCGGCACGTTCGAACGCGTGGTGCCATCCTGCTGCTGCAGGTTCGCGGTGCCTGCGGTGCCGACCAGCAGGCCGCGGCAGGTGCCGCCAGCCAGGTCAGCGTCGGCTTTCGTGACGGGCACGAATGTGACGGCGGGCGAGCTGTCGCTGGAATAGTTCTGTGCCATGTTTCACCTCGGATGAAAGAACGGCCCCGAAGGGCCGAATCAGTTTGTCAGATCACGTCGCCCGCGCCGGATGCGTCGTCTGCCGGCTTCGGCTTGCGGCCTCGGCGCGTTTCCACGACAGCCTGCAGATCGGGCGCGTGCGCCTCGGGCTTCGGCTCATCCACCAGCACCAGGCCGTCGATGGGAGGGTGGCCCTTGCCATCCCACTCCACGACATCGCCGACCTTGATGCGCCGGTCGATGAAGCCCGCGATGGTTGCGCGGTACTTCATCACTCAGGCTCAGGTGATGCTGAAGCCGGACGCGTAGCTGCGGTATGCCTGGGCGTCCTTCACGAGGAAGGCGTCGAAGGCACCGGCAGTCAGCGGACCCGAGGCCACGGTGTAGCGAACGCCGAGGTAGCGTTCATACGAGCCGGCCGGCAGCTTCACGTTTGCCAGCACGGTGCCCGCGGTGGCAAAGCCAGCGAAGGCGATCGCGCCGGTCGAGAAGTGCACGGTGGCCGAGGTCGCCAGGTTTTCCGTGCTGTCCGACTCCAGCGTCACCGTCAGGGTGGCGTCGGAGCTGGTGTCGGTGGCCGTGGTGTTCGTGATCACCACCAGGTAGACGTCCTCACCCGTGCCGATGTCGCGCGTGGTGTTCGTGCCCACCGAGTTGCCCAGCGGGTAGAGGTCAACCACGTTGGTGCTGATCGCGGTGCTGGTGACAGCCTGCGCGTCGGAAAATTCCAGGTACTTGTCGAGAATCATGGCTTCACTCCTGTGTGGATAGGTTTCGTTCCGCCGATCAGGAGATCTGCGTCTCGTTGTTCAGGATCGAGTCAACGCGGCGGATGGGGATGCCCATGAACGCCAGGTTGCCGCGAACCGGGTTGCCGAACTGGTCCAGACCCTGCTCGATGCTCAGGGCGTTGGCCGACTTCTGCAGGGCCATCACGCGCAGCAGCGAGAACACCGTGCGGTTCATGTAGAACACCGGGCGGCACATGCCGAACGACGGGATGCGGTCCATCGCGCGGCTCATCAGCTTGATCAGCTCGGTCGAGGCCGACGCCGCCTGCGTGTCCGACTGCGCGGCCAAGTGCGCCGTGTTGATGTTGGCGATGCGGGTCACATAGCGCCAGTCGCGCAGGGCCAGGCCGCATTTCCACTGGTAGTGGTCCTGGTACGCGCGGTACTTGCCGCCCGCGGCGTCGGTCACGGTGTCCAAGCCGAGGTCAACGTGCTGCAGGCCCGAGGTCGAACCCTTGGGGTAGATGCCATGCACGGTGTTGTCGCCCCAGCCCACCAGCCACACCGAGGTCAGGGTGGCCGCGCCGCCCGCGCTCAGGATGTTCTGGCCGTTGGTCGCGCCGCTGATCGTGCTGTAGCGCGGGGCCAGGCCGGTGAAGGCTTCCGGCTCGGTGCCGCTGTTGCCGTAGATCAGGGTCGAGGACAGCTCCTGGTTCATGGCTTCCAGGAAGGCCATGTTTTCGGACAGGCGGAACTCGGGGGTGTTGCCGTTCAGCTCGGCGAGGTCTTTGTCCACCTGGCCGAAGGCTTCCAGCATGCCGCAGGCGTCATCGACCTGCACCGTGGTGGACTTGGACTGCGGCACGCCGTAGTTCAGTTTGCGCCATGCCACATCGGGCAGGCCGGTGCGAACCGTGGTGCGGTGGCCGGTGGGCAGGTTGCCTTCCATCCAGAGCATGTCGTCCAGGATCGGGTTCGACTGGTTCAGCAGCTCGATGATGGTGGCGATTCGGTCGTCGGGATCGCGGCGCTTGGCCCAATCCGAGAGCGTCAGCGCGTTGGTGGCAAGGGTGGACATTGATTACCTCCGGTATGAAATGCCTGTGGGCGGAAATTCGCGTGATGTTGTTTCCGCACCACGCTGGCCGGCAGTGTATGCGGCGTGGTGAGAAAACGACAATGCTGTCAACGCATTATTTTTTCAGGTGCGTTTTACGCAATGCGGATGACCATCAACCCGGTCGCCGTCACCTTGGTCTGGTACTGCTCACAGTGGCGCGTTGCGCGCCGGCAAACCGCCTGGCGCACCATGTCGGCAGAGCGCACGTGCGGCGGCACCACGAAGTAATCCAGCGCCTGCAGCGCTCCCCACGGGTAGCCTGCCCGAACCCGCCCATAGCGCATGGCCGACAGCATCGGAACGCGTCGGCCAAGCTGCTCGGGCAGGTTTTTCGGGTTCGGCATCTTGGTCAGGACCCGCCGTACAGAATCTGCGCGGCCGACTTGCGCGGGGCGTCGTTGTTCGCCCCCAGGCCCACCGCGTCGCCCTCGCCCAAACCCTTGCCGACCGAGTGCAGGAACTGGATGGTGCCTTTGTAGCCCAGCACGCCCTCGATGGCTGCGATCACGTCGCCGGCCTTTTCGCCTGGCACGAACTGCTTCACCGCCTGCTTTGCGAAATGCATGTTCGCGTCGTGCTGCTGGCCCCACTCGTTGCGCAGCGCCTCGGCCTCGGCAGTGTTCTGTGCGTGCGCGGCCTGCAGGCGCTGCGTCTCGGCGGCGGCGGCGGCCTGCTGCTGGCTCGCCACGAAAGCGTTCCAGTCGGTCGCCAGCCCCTTGGCTTGCTCGGCGCTCAGGCCGTGCTTGTGCAGCAGTGGCGCCATCTGCTTGGCGAACGTGCCGTCGTCGCCCTCGGGCACTGGCAGCTCATAGGCGTCGGGCGTCTCGGGCCGGCCGATCTGGTTGTAGAACGCCGCCCATTCCTCGGGGCTGGCGTCCTTGCCGGGCATCTTCAGCGCGGGCGGTTCGGCGTCTGTCGCTGGGGCTTCGGCTGGCGCAGCAGCAGGATCGACAGCGGGCGCATCGGTCAGCGCCGACGCGGCGGTCAGGGGTGCAGCAGGCGCCGGCGCTGCGGCCGAGGTGGTCGTGGCTGCTGGTGCGGCGGGTGCCGCTGCGGTGGCTTCACTCATCGGTCTGCTCCTTCATGCGTTGCAGGGTTTCATCGGAAAGGTTCAGGGTCTGCGTGATCCGCAGAAACACCTCGCGCCGGCCTTCGGCCACAGCGGTGGCGTGCGTGTCGATGCGCCCATCTTTGGCTACCACCACGCAGGACACATCGGCCCGGCAGAACTCGCGCAGGTCGTTCAGCACCTGGCGCACGTCGTCGGGCCGGGTGCTGCCCTTGTGGAACACCTCGCGGTAGGCGCGGCGCAGGTTCCAGAATTTCGTGAACAGGCTCATGGCTGGGTCGGGTTCGATCGGTCAGTGCAGCACGCGGTTGTTCATCTGCTCGTTCAGCTTCAGCACCAGGTCGGCAGTCGCCTCGTCCTCGGTGTCGCCGCGGCCAACCAGTTCGGGGGCGGCATCGCAGACGGCGGCCCATCCGAGCGCGTCGGCCATTTGTGCGATGTCGGCCTCGACCAACACCACGGCGCTCATATGGATTCGCTCATGCTGGCATGATGTTTGGCAGAGCCTGGGCCGGCTCCGCTCCCGCCAGGGCTTGCGCCTGCGCGATGTCCTTCGCCGCGCTGGCCGCGACGGGCGCCGCCTGCAGGATCTGCTGCAGCTCGGCCTGCTGCTCCAGCCCCGCGTCGATGCCTTCCATTTCCTCGTCCGAGTACAGCAGCTTCGCCGGCATGCCGTTCAGGCGGGCCAGCTCTTTCGCCGCCGCGTCCATGTTGAACCGCTTGAACACCTGCGGCCCGGCCACCTGGGCGATCGGCGCCAACTGCTCAAACGTGCGCAGGATGGCGACGCCGCCCTCGGCCTCACGGGCGCGCGACAGCGGGCTTTCGAACTCGATCTCGTACATTCCGCCGCGCTCTCGCAACTGCTCGGGCATCTCTGGCAACTGACCGGCCGCGGCCATGATGTCCAGCTCGCGGTACAGCATGTTTGACAGGAACTCAGACTCGATGCGCGCGCCGGTCGGGCCGATGAGCTGGCCCTTTTCCTGGGCACGCAGCATGGCTTCGGTCGCCGTGATGTTCGGCTTGTCCACCAGGATCTGGAACAGGGTCTGCAGCAGCGCGTCGTTGATGACCATGCGCTTCTGATCCATCATCTCCAGCCCGATGTTCACGTTCGCGCCGATGTTCAGCGGCTGGATCATCTGCCGGCCGCTGTCGTCCACTCCGCCGTAGTTCACCGCGGCAGGGGTCAGCCGGATCGCGTCGAGGATGCCATCACGATGCGCCAGCAGCGGCGGCAGCACGGACAGTTGCGCGGCCTGGATGGTCGTGCGGTTCATCTCGTTGAGCATCTTCACGTCCGGCAGGATCGTCATGCATGGGCTGCGCCCGTACACCTCGCCCGGGTTCAGGTCGTAGCGGCCAACCGCATACGGGAACGCGCGGAAACCAGATTCCTCCAGCAGCTCGCGCGTCTCCACGTGGATGTAGTAGGACACGAACGGCATGCCGCGGTAGTCGCGCTTCGTGACATCGGCGTCGGCGCGGGGCTTCACCACATGCAGGAACGTGAACTCCTGCTCGGGCCGGTTCTCGGCCGCGTTGCGGATCACTGCCGGGCACTTCTTGCCCCACTTCTGGAACGCGGCGCGCGCCGTCCATGGGAACTCGCGGTGCACCAGGTCCACCACGCCGAACTGGTTCTCGGCGAAGAAAAGCTGCTTCATCGGCACGGCGCGGTAGAACAGGCCGCGGCCCGGGTTCTCGCCGATGTACATGCCCATGCTGCCGAACTTGCCCGACGTGTAGTAGCAGCCCTGCACCTCGGTGTCGAAGTTAGCCGCGTAGCGCGCCGAGAACAGCCGGTTCGTCACCTCGTCCAGGTAGCGCGTGACTTCGGTGTCGTCCTTCATGCCCTCGTCCACCGACTTCAGCTTATGCCACTGCTGATTGCGCGGCGTGACCAGCGAGTGGATCGCGGCCTTGAATCGGTCCAGCGCCAGGCCGGGCGTCGCGTCGAACACGCGCTCGTTGCGCTGGCGCCCTTTCGTGCGGTTCGGGTTCTTCTCCTGGAACTGGATGTCGGTCGGGCTGATCCGGTCCTCGATGTCCTGCCACACCGCCTCAAAAGTCGCGCGCTGGTTTACCAGCCGCGAGTGCATCTGCAGGCAGTGGTCGGCGCGCGAGTCAGCCATGCCACCCCCCCTTCAGGAATGCTTCGACCTTCTTTGCGTCGGCGATGACGTCGGCCATGGATTGATCAACACTGGTCCCACGGTCAAAGAACAGCGCGGCGTTGAGCGCGTCGAGCCGGATGCTGTAAGGCCCCGGCAGAGATTCCTCGGCGTCGCGCAGGATGGCGACAGCCTCCTGCTGGTCCGTCAGAAACTTGGCGAGGCGAGATTCAGCCATCAGCGCCTCACTGCCCCAACAGGGTCTTGGACGCCACCGAGCCGGCCGTGCTGCCCACATCGGCGGCGCCGGTCACGGTGGCCGATGTGCCACGGCGGCGGCGCATGATGTCGGCCGCCGATCGGTCAACGATCTCCTGCTGCACAACGGGCATCTTCACCTCGACAGGCGTCGGTGTCGGCGCCTGCTGCACCTTCGGTTTCGAGAACAATCCGCCCATGTGTCGGCTCCTAGAAAATCGCGTATTCGGTCACGGCGCGCTGTGGTGTATCCACCACATCTCGCGCTGGCACCGCGAATGTTAACGCCAAACTGTCGCCGCGGTCGGGGGATTTTATGCCCCGCTTCTTGGCGTCGTCCTTGGATTCCATCAGCAATTCGCCGCCACGGAACTCGTACTGCAGAGCCGTCAGGTCAGTCGCCAGCTCGGGGTCGTTCGGCAGCGCCGCCCCGTTTTTCAGGTACTCGCGCATGTCGCGCCACATCCGGGCGCGCAGGTTGTAGTTCTGCCCATCGGACAGGCGCAGGCTGGAATTCACGTCCACCACGATGCGCTTGTAGTCCCGGCGCAGGATGTCGGCCACGCCAGCGCCGATGCCGATGGTGTCCACCGCGATCTGGCTGGGCTTGCCGCCCCAGTCCTCGATAGCGCGCTTGACGCGGCCGGCCACGTCCACCACATCGGCCTGGCCGAACACGATCTGCGGATAGACCACCCTGCCCTTGCGGAACGTGATGCAAGATTTGTCGTTGCCGAACCGCGCCACGTCCACGCCGACCATCAACGGTCCGATGGCCTCCACGTCGGCTGGGCCGCGCCGCATGGCGGCCAGCACCATCGGGCCGTCGATCCACGCGTTCGACACCGATGCGGTGTAATCGCGGTCGATTTCCTGGGCGATGATCACCGGGTCCAGCGTGGCGCACTGGCGCCGATACCAAGCCTCGTCCTTGCGCGGGTCGTCCTTCCAGTCGAACACGAACACCGGGATGCGCCCGCCGTGGCGCTTGCGGTAGAACGGATTGCCGGCGCCGTTCGGCGTGGACACATCGCCCTTGCAGTTCGATGTCTGGGACAGCGCCGCGTCGATGGCGTCAGGCCGCTCGTAGAACGCCGACTCGTCCTTGAAGTAGATCGACGTGCGGTTGCCGCGGCCGATGTTGTCGCCCGACTCGCCCACGATCGTGCTGCCGTTCTCGGGGTTCAGGATGCGCATGGACGGCGCGTGAACGCGGGAGTCGTAACCGGCTGGCCGGAACTCAGCCGGCAGCAGGTTGATCGTCTCGCGGATTTTCCAGAACAGCGACTTGGGGTCGCCGAGCTTGTCCACGTATTCTTCCTTGCGCGACCCGAAGCCGATCACGGTGCCCGGGTAGAACAGCCACATCCAGGTGGCGATCGCCACGCACAGCCAGCTCACCCCCATGTCGCGCGACTTCTCGCACAGCCAGTCCTCGCGGGCACGCCAGCGCGCCACCACAAACTCCACGAACTCGGCCTGCTTGGGGAACAGGATGAACGGCGTCACCGCCTCGATGCCGCGCTCCACGTTTCGCGGGTCGAACGTGCACATCCAATCCGTGATGAACTCGACCGGATGGTCAGTGTAGAAGGATTTCAGCCCAGGCAGGATGCCAGGATCGGCGCGCAGGCGCTTCAGGCGCTCGATGCGGGCCTCCCACACCGGCTTGTAGTCCGGCGCGCGCCAGTCCAGCGTGATCGCGCTCATTGCCCGATCAGCCTTTTGTACGCCTCGGCCGCGTCTAGGGTGACGTTCTGCTGCACAGGCGGCAGGTCGTCGGCGCCGCCCATCGCCAGCTTGTCGCCCCACTTTTTCGGGTTCCAGCACTTGAGCAACTTCAGACGGATCTCGGCTCGGTTTTTCGCCCAGGTCACGCTGGCGCTGTCGTAGCTGCTTCCGAACTGCGTCACGTTGAGCGACGGTTCCTCGTCCACGATCCGCATCACATCGACAGCGATCATTTCCTCGCCGGCTTCGCGCGCGCGCGCGACCCTTTCGGCGAGTGAAGGATCAGCCGAACACCAGTCGTACCAGGTCGTCAGGCCGAGTTTGATGTCGCGGCAGACAGCGGCCAGCGGTTCGCCGTTCGACACGCGCTCGATGATTGCCTCGATCATGGCTTTGCGCTTGTCCACAGGATGCCCACGGTTAGCCACGCTTCCCCCACCGACGATTTGCACGGTCAACGGCCTCGATGGTCATCCACCACAGGAGCAGGCCAGCGGCGGTTGATGCGAGGAACAGAAGGGCGTCGAGAAATTCACGCATGCTGCGAATCCTACAGCGGTTGTGTGGTTTTCGCAACAATGCCGACAGCGGCTCGGCTTTCTAGTGTTCCGAAGTAAACGTGTGTCGCCATGTGGTCCGCTCGGTTTTCGCGGCAGTAGCGGTTTTCCAGGTCGGAGCGAACCCACAGCAACGCACTGCGCAGTTTTTCAGCACGCTTGCGCTCGCGCGAATTTGGTCCATAGGCCTGCGATAAACGCAACATCAGTGCCACGATCTGCCTATCCATCGCCAACAGCTCCGTGCCGACCGCGATGTGCTCATCTTTCGAAAATCTCATGTTCCTTCCCATGCTCGCCTTTCTTGGGTTTAGGGACGCTAGGGGCACTAGGGACCCCACTTTCCTATGTGCGGAAAATTTTTATACGTGTGTTGCGTTTTTCTCTATTCACTCTTTTTTCTATACACCTACTATTAAGTGTCCTAAGTGTCCCTAGGTGTCCTTTATCTATATAAATCAACAACTTATATCAGGGACGGTTTAGGGACACCTAGGGTCAGTTGTCCCAATCTTTGCTCCTCCACGGCGGCGCTACGTAGAGTTGGCGCACGCCATTGACCTTTCGCCCGGTCTTTCCGTTGAGTTCTCGGATAACGTGGGCGGCCCTGGTGGCCTCGCCCTGCGAAGGAGTGTCCCTGCCGAGCATCCTCAAAACCTGTGTGGCGGACAGCCATTGCCATTCAAATTTATCAGCTTTCCAGTTCAAGCCGGACCCAATCAATTCTGCAATTGGGTCGATCACTTCAAAGTCTTTGTTGTGCTGATTGAGGTCGTCCACCTCGTCGGCGGTCAAGTACCAGTTCTCACCAGACTGCCAAATTTGATGCGCTTGCGCCCAGCACTGCTGCATGTCGATGTCGTGGCTGTGGTCGAGGCTTTCGCACTCAATCGTCCAGTAACGCCGGTTTCCGGTGGGGTCGTGCAGGAACTCGCGCGGGTTCACGCTGGCAAAAAACACGGTTCGCCTGGCGTACTCGGACTCTTTTTTAGCAAATGCGCGCCTCAGAATGTCCCTGTCTTTTGTGAGGAAAGACTTCAAGGCGGCGATGTCCGACTTGCGAAACGTCGCATCCAGCTCACCAAGTTCCACCAGCCAGTTCGACACACACTGCTTTACGCTGTCGCGGTCGTCTGGGCGCAGGATCACGCCGTCCTGCAGCACGCGCAGGTCGGACGGCACCAGCGACTTGAACCACTTCGTTTTGCCGATGTACTGGTCGCCCTGGAACACCAGCACGCCAGCCGCAGACACGCCTTCAGGCCGGAACACTGCTGCGACGGCCGACAGCATCCAGCGGCGGATGAACATGGTTTTCATCTCCATGACCTTCGGGTTTCTGTCCTGGTCACAGGCGCGCACGGTGTTGATCAGTTGGGCCAAGCGGTCAGTGCCATCCCACGGTTTGGATGTGATCCAGTTCGCCACCGGGTTGTAGAGATTCTGGTCCGCCATGTAGGTCAGGAAGTCGCCGATGTGTGTGACCGGCATGCGGAATTTGGACGCCTCGGAGATCATCCAGGCGAAGCTGGCGTTGAGCTTGTTATCCACACTGAACGTCGCGCCTGGGATTAGGATTTCTTCTTCTTTGCTGATCACGTTGTACCGAACCGTGACGTTCAGGCGCCGGCAGATTTCGGCCACGTTCTCAATGGTGGACAAGGGTTTTCCTTTGTCCGTCACGTTCGGCAACCATTGGTAGTAGTCCACCAGGCCGTCATGCACTTGAACATCCGACCCGCCCCCCGGCAGGATTACCGAAGGGGCGGGTTCATGGACGGCGCCGCCCGATGGGAAAGGAGAACCATCTGCGTCGCTGCCGGCGTTGTTCGCCGCCGTGGATGCGGCTGGGTCACTGGCCGGCTTGACCCATTCCTGCGTCGCGGCAGGGGTGCGTTGGGGTGCACCAGGCCCGGAATGGTCGAGGGCCGAGGCTGCTGGCCCCGGGTTGATGCGGCCGGCCAGGACCCCGGCTTTGTGACGCCCCTCGTTATCTGTGTCGTCGCCCGCAGGCGCCATCGGATCATCGAAGCATACCCTCACCGCGTCCAGCCCTTCGGCGCAGTGCAAGTCGTTGAAATCCGTGCCGTCGCCGCGATCGCCGGCCCACATCGGCACCGCGTAGGTCG